TCGTGCCATTCCTGAGCTTCGTCAGGCTGACCGTCATCTTCGTAGCCATTAGGATCACGATAACCCACATTATAAATGTCACAGACAGTCTTAACAACTTCTCGACCACGATCAGTAAACAGAATACCCATCTGCCATACCCAATGTTCAACATCCTGTGAGTTAAGATAAGGGTTTTCCTCAAATTCAAGAGGCGTCATATAAGACAGAGCTGTCGCCTCGTCGCACTTGCCAGTTTCCATAACGGCTGCGAGTTCCTTCTCAAAGTCAGCCAAAGCGGAGCCGCGCTCTTCCTCTTCCTGACGGATAGCCATGTCGAGCTGCTCGAGGAGATCATCCCACTCAGCCTGACGCTCGTCGTCAGTAGCCTTATTCCAGCACTCCCACCAGAATGCACTAGGACGGCAACCATAAGCATCCTTATGGAGGTCGGAAACAATTTGGGCATCGAACGTATAAGCCATGGGTTTTCCTTTCATCGTATGTTAATCATAGCCGACTGGCGGAAGATTGTCAAGCCCCCATCCAGCGAACATTGCTTAGGGGCTTGAGAATATTACCACGGGCAAAGTTTTTGGCAGGTGCTCGCCAGCTGGCAGCTTTAAGAATGTCGCCACGCTTAAACTTGCCATCATCTTCGCGCATGATGAACGAGTGAACACTACCGCGAGTGATTACCTTGATGAACTTGCGGTGAATCTCGTAGCGAATCCCAGCGTCGAATTCCTTAATCATCTCTGCACGAACATCGCTCATAGGGCTGTAACCAGCATAGTCAGCCTTGATGGCGGTGATGTAACGGTCGAGACCAGCTTTCATATCAGATGCGATAGTCATATTGTGTTCTCCTTAGGCGTTGTTAAGAATAGCAGCGGCGATATCTTCACTGCCAGTTAGTTCAGTCAAGTCGTCGAGAATACCGTCGAACGAAAAGTAGCCGTCAGCCACGTGGTTTTTGGTGGCAATTTCTTCCAACTTCTCGGCTGTCCAACCGTTTACATCGTCGGCATGAGCGAGAGCTGATGCAAACAGACGGACATACATTTCAAAAGCGTAGTTCATATTTTTTCCTTTCAATTAGCGAGATGAGTAACCAGAAGAACGAAGGGTCTGCAACTTGCGACCTTGCGATGCAACTGAGAATGTCGAGCGGAAAGTGGATACTTTCTTTTTCGACGGAGTAACAGTCTGAACCTTGTTACCGTTCGCAATATACTCAGCGAGTGCGCTGTTAGCGAGGTCACGAAGGGTCTGACGACGATTGGGATTTGAGCTGTTCGACATGTTTGGTACTTCCTTTCTGCTTATATTATTATCATATCCCAGACACCCCCTATTGTCAAGGAACAAAACGTAAGCAAAAACAAAGGGTTAGCGGAACTAACCACTAACCCCTTGATATTAAATAACAATTTTTTTAGGTTTTTTGGCTTATTTTGGAGGATTTTTGTTACAAAACCCGTTACAAACCAGTAGTGTTACAGTTTTGTTACACTCTTATGGGCTTTTGATAGCAATGAAACCTGTAAATGCATGGTTCTGCCAGAAGGTGTCGACCTCTCTGAATCCGGCATACTTGCACATATCAACCAATTCTTCACGGGTGGATGGCTTAGTCATATGACGGAGTTGACGTTCCTTGTCCATAATATCTTCTGTGGTAAATGTTCGACGCTTGAAGTCATAGTATGTAAAGGTACGAATCTCATGAATACGAACACTTTCAGGCATTGTCTTTTCAGCAAAAACAAAAGCACCGCCAGGATTCAAACCGTCATATACTTTATTGAAAACTTCCTTGCGATGAGCATGAGACATAAACTGCAAAGTGAAGATACTGGTTACATAAGAACAGTTATGAAAGTTATAACCAAGAACATCACCACGATAATACTGAAGCTGATGCCATTCATTTTCATCTTGAGCATAAGCGGGATAGAAGTCCTCTTCAACTTCAATACCTTCGTACATAGCATGAGGTGCAAAGGTATTTTGTGTAATCATACTCTTGAGCATCTTGCCTGTAGAACAACCAATGTCTGCTACCATTGTATGATTTTCGACAAAGTATTGGGAGATATCAACTACGTCTTGCCAAAGATCACCATAACCACGGATTGAACCGTCGATATGATTGTCGAAACCTTCTTCACGCGTAGCAAATGTAAACTTACCTGTCATTGTGTAGTTCCTTATATGGTTTCAATACTTGTTCATAAACTCTGGATGCAAGGGCTGCTAGAACCTTAGGAGCAACCATACGTCCAATTCTCTCGGATTGCTTTTCAAAATTACCTGTTGCTATGTAGTCCTCCGGTAGACCCATTACTCGTTTTAGCTCTTTGATTGTAAGTTTTCTATTCTGATTATAATGTACAACACCAGAAACTGATAGCTTGTTGCCGTTTGCTGTAATAGTAGGACTTGGCATATCTGGGCATGGACGAATCATACTAAAGCAAGATCCTTTTGGATTGATATCACGATATTCTGGATCGCTTGGCTTTACATGACGTGGTGGATTGAATGGAAGAATAGGAATAAACTTCTTCTGATAACCATTCATCACATAATCCAAAAGCATCTGTACTTCAGCTGGATCGTTTTCGATGCTGTCAATGGCTTCACGAAGCGAAACGTGTTGAGAATAGTCAGCTGGACGATTGTCCTTTGTTAGACGATATGGAGTTGTTTCTGGTGGGAACGTAGCTGCTTCGATATTGAGCCAGTTAATACCGACTGCTTCAGCAACATCATTGCGAATGCAGACAAAAAACAAACGCTCACGTGCTTGCGGTACACCATAGTTGGCAGCATTGAGAACATGATAGGTTACAATATAACCAGGCGAAATATTTTCAAACTCGTTTTGAAACTCAGCAAGTTTCTTCTTTGCTTCGCCCATTGTAATGCCTTTGACATTTTCTGCAATGATTACTTTAGGCTGAATCTCTTTTGCAATACGAATGTATTCAAGGAATAGATCCTCGATAGCTTCGACTGTCTTGCCGTCACTATAACTTTTAATACCATCGTTGACGATAACTTCACCTTCATTCAATTCAAGAATATCATCATCCATATTGATAGAACTACCAATTCGCTGAACTGCACCTTTCCAACCTTTCTCACGTTTACCTGCGATAGAGAAAGCAGAACAAGGAGGAGAACCGTCAAGAATATCAAGTTCACCTGGCTTTAGATTTGCTTCTCTAAGAAGATCGGTACCAGTAATCTTTTTGATATCACCAGGAACAATCTTTGTGTCTGGAAAGTTTAACGAGTATGTTTTGATTGCTTCCTCGACAAACTCGTTGATGGCAATAACTTTACCACCGGCTAGACGATAGCCTGTAGAGCTACCACCGCCACCAGCAAATGTAGAAACAACTGTAAACAATTCACGGGCTGACGATTTCTTTACATCGTCTACAGTATATGGTTGATATGCAGTCATGCCAACTTTAACTTTCTATCTGCTTTTGTTTTGAAGTTACGAGCTTGCTCTAGGTGATAACGATTGGCGCGGCTTTGGAACGTGATTCCGTTAAGATGGTCGTACTCGTGCTGAAATACACGTGCTGTGTAACCTTCGTAGCGGGTGGTATCAGCCTCTCCGTTCCAACCACGATAACGGACGCGAATGGAACGAGGGCGTTTGATTTTGATAAACAGTCCTGGATAACTGACACATCCTTCTTCATAGACAACTGTTTCCTCACTATAATCAACAATCAATGGATTGAATACACCAATAATACTTGCTGGATCGGATGGATTACCAATTACAAATACGCGTGTCATAATACCAAGTTGGCAGGCAGAAAGACCAACACCTTTATGCTCAATCATCTTGTCACGTAATAGTTCATATAATTCTTTGGCTTGAAGAACAGTGTTATCTTCCATAAGATAACCAGTTTCAAAGTTGAACTCTGGGCACGTTTCTTTGAGACGAAAATCATTACCTTTAATTAGATCCATCAGACTATCCTACTAAAATTTTTGACTTTTGTAAAGCGCAAAATGTTACTAAACTTGTCGTGAAGTACATCACCTTTATGGGAGATGACAAAGATATTGGTATCTTCTAGATTATGTATGAGTTTCAAAAACTCGTCGCAGCCGTTGGCATCAAGAGATGCATCAAATACTTCGTCAAGAATTAGAAGATTGGTACTTGCACTATTCTTCATGCGTGCAATAGAACGCCAGGTAAACAATAACGCAAGGTCGATACGCATCTTCTCGCCTTCAGAGAACGAGTCGTAAGTAAAGTCATCACGATGTCGTGACAGGATTCTTTCTTCAAACGATTCGTTCAATTCAAACTTCACAAAGAAGTCCATAGCAGCAAGATACTTATTGACAAGGGTATTTATGACTGGAATATACTGCTTGATGATACGAGACTTGATTCCGCTATCACGAAGAATGATAGTAGCCAACTCATACATTTCCTTGTCACGTAGGATACGTTCTTTTATCACCAGAAATCGTTGAAGATCTGATTGTAAGGTAGATATGTTGGATTGTGTATAGGTTGCTTCCGTTTTGTTAAGACTGTCGATTTCTTTGTTGTAAACAGAGATTTCTTTTTGATAGACTTTGATGTTGTTGAGTTTAGAGCTAAGATCATTCTGCTTCTGAGATATGTTTCGCTGTACTTCTGATATTGCAGCGAGAGTATCTTCTCCTTTTGCGAGTTCGTCAGACAGCTTTTCAAGTGCTTCTTCGACTTCTTCAATGACTTTTTCTTTTTCACCGATCTTCTCCACCTTGATGTGATCGTCAATATATTGTGTACAAGTCGGACACTCATCATTCTCAGTATAGAACTTTATACTCTTACGAGCGTTTGTTTTCTTGGACTCTAGATTTTTCTCAAGTGTCAGGATCTTTTGGATACGAGCATTAACTGCATCGCGATCACCTAATCCTTCCATCAGTTCCTCAATGGAAGATCCCAATACAGCCGCGAGCGCTTCCTCGCGAGCAATACTCTCTTGAGCCTGCTTGATACGTTTCTGGAATTCCTCAATCTTCTCGGTTCGCTTTTCGTCAAGCTCCGTTCGAAGCTTCTCTTGCGCTCTGATACTTTCCTGCGTGTAAGAGATGTCTTGTTCATTGAGCTTATGCTCCTCGCGATTAGTTGCTACGCGATCTTTGAGAAGAAGTGCCATCGAGGAAAAGACGCGGATATCTAACAGATCCTCGATGACTTCACGTCGAACATTTGTTGACAGTTGCATAAACGGAACAAACGACGACGAGCCAAGAATCACAATCTGTGTAAATGACTTCATGCTTAACTTGAGAATATGCTTCTCCAGATAATCTTGATAGTCACGAGCAGCTGCGTCTTGGTCAATCAGTACGCCATCTTCTATAATTTCAAATATACTTGGTTTGATTCCACGTCTTACAACGTACTGATGATCATGAACAGAAAACTCAATCTCGACAAGAACATCTCGACCATTGACTGAGTTAATAAGCTGATCCTTTTTGACTTTGCGAAACGGCTTGCCATACAAACCAAAACACAAGGCGTCAAGCATCGTTGACTTACCCGCACCGTTTTCACCAACGATGAGGGTTGAGTCATTTTGATCTAGCTGAATTTCTGTAAAGGCATTACCAGTTGAAAGAAAGTTCTTCCAACGAACTTTAGTAAAATAAATCATTCAACTTCCATCTGAAGAGCTTCATGGTAAAGTGATCTCATCAACTTGTCAAGCTCTTTGTTATCAACATTGGATTCAATGGTATCAATATACTTGGAAAGAATGGTAAGTGTATCTTCGGCTTCGTTTAGTAAATCATTCTCGTCGATGGTATCCATATTACGATGATCTTCGACGATGGTAACTTCGATTGGACCTGCCTCATATAATTTAGTCGTAAATAGATCAAAGTTCATAGGATTGTCTTTGGTCTGGACGATCAACTTAACATAGCAGTTATTATACTTCTTCCAATCACGATCTAGCAAGTCTTCGGTACTCATATCTTTATCATTATACCAAACCTTACGAAACATCTTGTATGGATTTTCTACGAACGTAAGTTCACGAGTTTCAGTATCCAAGATATGGAATCCTTTAGGGTCATCGTAGTCGCTCCAAGTAAATTCAGCATGGCTACCAAGATAGTGAATATTACCAGAAGTGGAACGGTGATGATAATGACCACTGCATACCAAATCAAACCGATCAAAAAGAACGCGGTCATCGCCATGACTGACGGGACTGCCTCGATACATTTCAAAGCCCGCGAGCTCCAAGTGTCCCAAAGCAATTTGAGCATTCGTTTCACCAATGAGTTTGAGGGTGGCTTCGCGGTTGTCCTCACAAATCCACGGTATGAAAAGTATGGGAACATCTTCAAATGTTACCTGTGTTGCTGACTCGTAGATATAGAAGTCATCTTCGTAAAACTCTCGAACGGAGTTGACTGAATTCGTATTCTTGTAATAGGTGTCGTGGTTTCCGACGATGAGATGGGCATGGATGCCTCTCTTACGGAGAGGTTGTATAAAATCGTCACGCAGGCGTTTAGCTGTGTTGATGTTGAGGTATTTGCGGCGATCAACAAGATCACCGAGATGGATAACAGACTGAATGTTATGAGTATCAAGATACGGGAAAAAAATGTCATCTAGGAATCTCTTGTTGTTGTCAAGAAACGCGAGCTGATCATTGCGAACGCCCCAGTGCGTGTCAGTAATCAATGCAATCTTCATGCTGAAGCTTTCTTGCTCCCACGCTTGATACCCTTACTATTCTCGAAGTCAGCCATAAACTTTTCCATCTGTTCCTTAGACCACTCACCATACTTGATATCAGTATCATAATTGTTACTGCGATCACCGTCTTGTGACCCGGAAGTTTCACCCATAATGTTTGCGTATTCGATAGCAGCATACTTCGTATAGAGATGCTTCTTTTCTTTTTGAATACGGCGGATAAACGCAAAGTAAATGATCTGAGTAAAATATGCGAACGGATTCTGTGACTTGGCTGGGTCGAAGTTGTTAATGTATAGCAAACAGTTCTCGATTCCATCAGAGATCATTTCGTCGCGGAACGTATAGTTAGCAAAGTTCGGACGATAAGCCAAATGTGTAGCAATCTTCATAATGCATTCGCCAACATAATGAGGAATACGAGGAGGTTGCTTTCCAGCCTCTTCATGCTCTTTAACTTTTGCTTTGAACTCAACCATCGCAGCATATAAGTCTTTATTGTTTACATAATGTGCTTTAGGCTTTTTCATTAGTGAAGAGATCCTGATGTATTGGCAATATTAAACATGGACAATAGATTTCTAGCAGTCTGTAGCCTCTGCTCTCTTTGTCTATTACGTACTTCTCTAGATTGATCATTGATTGTATTCAGATATTTCTCTGCAACTATATCATCTACCATCATATATGTCAAGATCATATTTTTACCTATACGAACTTTTTCATCCATTAGGCTTTCAAATGGAATCCAACGCATGATAGATGTAGTAACTGTCATCGTAGAAACAGATGGCATAAGTTCAACACGATAAGGCTGAGTTACCCATAGACAATCTTCTTCGTCGCCAACTAGTTGAACGAGAAGATCTTCGCCATTATTCATCTTCAGAAAATAAACTTCGCCCTGTTCCATTATCACTCCTTAGTTTGATATTATGTAACTCATAAGGAAAACCTTCTGAACTATACATCTTAACACGTTCTATAAGATGATTTAATGTATAGTTCTTTTTCTTATTATAAGTTAGATCGTCAGCAATATCAAATAGTGTCATACTATCTTTAGTATCTGAAATACGAAGTCCACGACCAATTGATTGTAATGTACGAATACGACTCTTAGTCGGACTTGCAAATATCACATTATGAAGGTTCTTGATATTTATACCTGTCGAAAATGTTCCGTAAGAAGCAACAATGATTGCATCAGTTTCTTTCTCAACAATACCACGAATGGCTTCACGTTCAGCTCCATCAACTCCACCATGCACAAAGAACACTTTACGTTCGCCAGCTTTATCGCGGATCATTTCGTGTAGGACTTCGCCGTGCTTCTCGACGTATGCGTAGAGTATTAACGTATTCCCCCTGAGAGATACAGCAAGATTACGAATGAATTGATTGCGAGGTTGATAACTAATAATGTGCTCGACTTCATCTTGGTAGGTTCCAGCAGAAAGCTTCTTACGCTCTTCAAGAGGATGGCTGAGAACAAGACATTTGACTTTGATTGCTGCAAGTTTTCCACTGTCGATAAGCTCCTTTGTATCAATAATCTTGTGAGTAGGACCAAACAGTCCAGTCAGCACAAGCTCGTTAACCTGACTGCCATCCAGCGTTCCTGTCATACCGAAACGATATTTTACGTTGATTGCGTTGGTCATAATCTTAGTAAGCGACTGTGCTTTGAACAAATGCGCTTCGTCACCAATAATTACATCAAACATATCGAAGTATGACTTAGGAAGTTCATAAACCGACTGCCATGTTGAGATCACGACTGGTCTATCAGAGTGTTTATCTTGTCCTCCAAATACCCCATGAACGTGAGTATCCACTCTAAAACCGTAGTCGCTAAAATCAGAGGTAAGCTGATGAACAAGAGAAATAGTAGGAACGAGTATAAGAACACGACTTTTAAAACTGTCATAATAGAACCTCGTAATCAGATACGCGATTAGTGACTTACCACTTGCAGTAGGAGAAATAAGGATACCGCGAGCATGACGTATAGCAAGGGCGAATGCACGAAGCTGGTGATCATGCGGAACAAACGGCAGAGAAAGGGAATCAGCGAACTCTTTAGCTTCTGCAAGGGAAAACTCCTCAGTCATAGTCAGTTCTGGATCAACGTCTAATGTGTATCCACGTTCTTCGCAGAAGTTCTGTATCTCGTTCACGAGACCAGCATAGACTTGCATATTGCGTGAGTTGAGCAAACGGATCTTACCATCCCACACGCGAGCCTTATACTTTGGTGAGAACTTAGCTCCTGGCACTTCGAATGTCAAATGCTCTGACAGCTCGCGCGCAATACCCATATCGCCTTCGACGCGAAGCATAGCTTCATTGACTTTCGTAAGTGTTAGATCAGAAGCCATTCGTAAACTTTCTCCACTCAATAGCGGATTTGATATCATAACCTCGCTTGTGAATGCACTTCATAATCTCAACGATCACTTCTACCTTTTCTTCGAGCAAAGCAATACGCTCGTCCATACGAACAAGATCACCATCAGCGTCGATGTATCCCTGCACTTCGTTCTTAAGAACTTTGCTAAGAAACGGTTGACGCCCAATACGTTCTAGGTCTTCTGGATTGTTAAGGTTGCCAAGATAGTAGTCGCGGAGTGTACTGTAATGCGCCTTCTTGCGAATGATAGCAGAACGCAACTGGCTGCGTGTTTCACTCAGCAAGCGATTGTATTTGGCGTGGAGAGATGAGATGTTGAGGGATTCTTTGTCTAAGTTAAGATCGTCGTACTTAGAGTCAGTATCCCACATGGCATAGATATCTTCTAGTTTCATAGCTATAATAGTACCATATCAATAACTTAGAGTCAAGACATATTTTGTATTGACATATTCAATGTTTGACCATATAATGATCTTGTGTACACGGGTTATAATTACTCTTCAAGTTGGTATTTGCGATAACGGAAAGTTGCCGTTGCCTCAAGATACTCAATGGTTGTAACTGTGGATTCGAATGATAGTTCTGTCAATGCCACAGGAAATAAGTCATAGAAGAATATATTTTTGTTTATATTTTTGGCACTTGTAAGAATTGATAACGAAGCGTCAGATATAAAAGTGGTATAATAGCCAATTGGACGTGTACCAGCAATTAGATTGTTATTGATGTTTTTTGATAATTCTCTTGTCTGCGAAAGATCGTCTGGGTGACCAATACCTTCAAGCCATTTTTGGATTTCAAAATAGTTAGTAAGATCCTCATCGACCTTAAAACGAATAACAAGTGGATCGTAATTGATACGATCACCAGGTCTAGGTACTACAGCAAAAGGAGTTGGGGATTCAATGGCACCAACAGAAACAGCAGGTAGAGTTACCGACTGACAAAAGTAATTTACTCCCGGTAGTCTTTTGACTGCAAAACGAAAACCGTTTTGACCAAGAAAGTTTATATTAGTCGGTGATGATTCTAAGATGCTCATATACTTATTTATATAATAAAAAAGGGGGAGATTGCTCTCCCCCAGTTTGCGGCTTGAAACCGTCTTGTTATTACATAAGGTTTGCAACCTGTACGAAGCGATAGTACACGTTGTAACCCTTGGTGTTTGGAGCACCGATAACACCGTCGGCTGAAGATGTTGCGAATGGGTTTGCAACCATTCCGTAACGTGTCTTGAAGCCGATCTTTGGCTGGAATGTATCCTGACCAACTGCACGAACCATCTGAAGTGGTACGTATGGGCAATAGAACAGACCGGCATCGAAGGCTGATGTGCCCTTATAGCCGAGTGTGAAATACTGCTTACCAGCAGCTGAAGCGAAGTATGGGTCAATGTAGACCTTGATACGTCCGTTCAGAACACCAGCGAAGGTGTTGCCTGTGTCGTCAACATTCAGGTTGTTAGCAAGAGCTGGAGTGTAATCAAGAACACCAGCCATCTGAAGAGCTGAAGCAACGTCGGATCCGCAGATCAGAACGTTACCCTTACCTCTACGAGTTGCCTTAGCAATCTGGTTAGACTCACGCTCAATCTGGAACAGAAGACCCTTGAACTTTTCAACCATCCAACGTCCGTTTGAATCAACGTCCAGGTTAAACGTACCAGCTGTTGTTACGTTTTCCTGAGCACCAGCAGAAGCTGTATAGTTGATTGTACGAACAACTTCTCTGTTGATTTCCGAAAGGATTTCAGCAGCGAGGATGTTTGAGAGTTCTGTCTCAGCGTCAAGACCATGAATTGCCTTCAGGTCCTGTGCGAGTTCCATTGTGTATTCTGCCTTGAGTGCACGGCTAACTGCAGTAACAGCAACCTTCTCAATGCTGAATGCCATTTCCTGGAATGCATTAGCTGAACCGTCACCGAGAGCTTCAGCAGCTGAACGTGACATACCTGTTGAAAGGGTATATGAAGAAGTTGTAGCAGCTGATGCACGCTCAGTTGGATCATTTGATGACTGAGTACGACCAGTTGTAGTGTTACCAACAACCTTGCGTGAAGCTGTGTTACCAGCAGCTGAACCAGAGAAGGTTGTATTAGCTTCGTTGAAGAGAGCTTCCGTACCACCCTGTGTGCTGTAACGTGAACGCATTGCGAAGATCAGGCCTGTTGGACCTGTCATTGGCTGAACGCCGCAGATATCGTATGCGATCAGGTTAGGCATAGAACGACGAACCAGTGAAATCAGAACTGGGTCGAATGTGTCGATTGAACCGTCGCCGGCTGTTGACGAAGATGCGCCCATGCTGTTGATTGGTGCAGTTTCACCGAGAAGTGATGGTGCACGATAACCGCCTGAACCGAAACCTTCTTCACGAGCTGACTTCTCCTGATTTTCCAGAAGCTGTGCAACTACGCTGCGACGATGAGCATCCTTAATTGGAGCCAGATCAGGATGTTCCAGGACTGGCTGCCACTTTTTCTGAACTGCTTCATTCAGAGATTGCATTGTTTTATTCTCCTTAAACTAAATTACTTTTTAATGCCACGCGAAATTGCTGACATATAAGCAGCCATCTCAACTGGAACCTGCTTTTCAGCGCCTTCTTCTAGGTCGCCCACTGGTTCCTCATCGAAAGAAACTGATTCTGACAACTGGCTGGCCTTGCCTGTTGTTGGGAAGTAACTTTCACGAAGTGTAGCAATCTTGTTCTTAAATGTCGCAACATCTTCGAACTCAACTGCTTCAGAAAGTGACTGCAGCTTTGCTACTTGCGTATCTGTCAGGCCTTCTGAAACTTGTGCGAATGCGGCTTCACGCTCGAACTCGCGAATCTTTGCTGTAAGTTCAACATTCTTTTCGATTTCTTCGTTGATGGCTTCTTCAAGAGCATCAACCTTAGATGCAAGCTCTTCAGCAACTTCAACTGCTTCGTCTGGAATGTCGATGTAGTGTTCTTCGAACAGACCCTTGAGACCTGACATAAAGGACTCAACGATTTCTGCCTTAAGACCACGTTCAACTGCAACAGCGTTTTGTTCCATCCACTGTTCAACAACGTAGTCAAGATATGAATCAACACGCTCAACAAGCTCATCAGAGATTGTAGCTGTTTCTTCTGTAAGAGATGAATCAAAATTTGATTCAACAATTTCAAGCTGCTCATTTACTTTGGAAAGAACTGCAGCTGTATAGATTTCTGTTGCCTTAGCAATGAATTCTTCTGAAACTTCTGTTCCTGAGAAAATAGCCTTAATGTCTTCCGAAACATCAATGTCTTCAGCTGTAAGACGTGCTACCTTTACTTCTTCACCAATAGAACGCTGCTTTGGATCAACAGATGAACCCTGCATTGGATTTGTCTTGTCGCCCTTAAAAGCTGCATCGTAGAAAGCAGAAACATCTGACTTCTTAAGGCCAGATAGAACATCAACGATTGAGTTGATCATTCCTACTTTTGTATATGGCTTAATGCCTGAACCTTGTGTCATTGGACCTGACTTTTCACCTTCCTGAGCGACACCGCCAGGAACAGCGGCCTGAACTCCAGTAGGTTCAGCGACCTCAGCTTCAACGCCGTAGCTCGCCTTTTTTGCTTCTTGCACGTCGAGCTTTTCGACGTTGGTATCCTGAACTGACATATTGATATTCTCCTCAGGGTTTAGAAAATTCTTCTAGTTTATTTATAAAAACGATGCCATTAGAAACGATTAAGGAACTTATTAAATGCATTTAAAAGGATTGTTTCACGATCCTGTTTAGTTGCATATCCCTTATTGATATCTTCTCTAATACCAGCTACTTGCTTTTCAATAAGAACGCCATTATCCCAAACCCACTCTCTGCCTTCCATGATGCCGTTAGCAAGGGCATGTGGTGCAGATGGATCGGCTACAATGTCGGCAGCAGTTGCAAGATAAAAGTCCTTTTGAACTTCCATGAGACCGTCTCTGCGCTTAACAAGTGATCCCATGCCACGAGAAGAAAAGCCCAATTTAGCGCCTTCCTTCATGAGGTTCTTTACAATATTTCCGTATGGTGTGTCCATAATCTTAACACGACCAACAAAATTATCTCCCTCTTGACGGAGAGATTTAATCATATGTGATACACGTTCAAGATTGATAGTTGGACCTTGTGGATGACCGAGCTCACCATAGGCTCGATTTTGCTCAACGAACTCGCGATTGTATCGAGCAACTTCGTTAGCTAGAGTATCTGTAGGATATACACGACCATTTTTGTTACCAATATTTCCCTGCATCAAAATGCCCTCTAGGAAATACTGCTTCTCACCTGCTTCATTTGCTTCAGTAATGATCTGTAGATTTTCGTTAACTTCGCAGATGAGTTTCATTAGTATTGCGAGCCTCCACTAATTGAGGTCGTCTTATGCAACTTGAGAATAAGTGTTGCTGGACCTGTACCTACTTTTGTTACAACAACGTTTGATGTTGCTTCGGCATCGCCGTTATCAACAAGGCGGCCATCAGACATATCAAAACAATGTTGACCGTCTGTAAGAAGAAGAACGGTATTGGCACCACGAGCAACAACCCAATGGGTATTGTTACCGCATGACCATTCGGCTGAAACAATGTTTAGGCGAGTAACATTCTCACCGGCTGAGTTTGCGCCGATAGTAGCCGTTGCATGATTTCTTTTAATGAAACCAGTCGCATTAAATTTTGCGATAACCCAACCACCTTTATTATGTTTATTAACAATACCTTCGGCAGCCATCTATTATTCCTCTTCGATTGTGCTTTCAATGAACTCAAGCACACGCTCGAACGAATCGATGCTTTCGTTAACAGCAGCCTTGAATACAGCACGATTACCAGTATTCAGTTGTTCGTAGACATCAGTGATTGCATTAAAGATATCTTCGTTGATTTCAATAACATCACCATTTAAAAGTTCAATCTCTATAGCATCTTCACTAGATTCACTAATTACAGGTATGTTAACAAAAATTGATTCTGCAAATGCAGGAACAGCAACAGATGAAGGAGCAGTCTTAACTGGCTTCATGTCGCCTTGTGTTTTGTCGGCACGAGTAAGCGGAGTTTTGTTTCCTTTAAAACCAGACTGATCCTTAAGATCTGATGTACCTTGCTTAATTGGTGTACGATCACCATTGCCTGGTTGATGCATTGTCTTTTCTGCAGAACCAGCGTTTGTCTTATCGCTTGTACCCTTTACAGGATAATCAGTTGTTTCGCGTTCGTGCTTATTATAAAATTCCAGCTCGCCCTCTGCACGTGGCTTTAAGGCTGCAGCTTCAGGATTTTCTTCTTTTTTAAAAGCTTCACGCAGTTGTCTAAACGTCTTCATTTGTTCCAATCTCCTCTGCGGAAACTTCTTCTTGAGGGTTAAACATATTTGCTGCAATTTCGATTTTTTTTAAATCGAGTGCATCTTGAATTTTAACTGCAAGAGCATCGCTAATTGCGTCGCGAAATCCTGCGGCGTCTTGAGTAGCGGCGGCTTGAATTGCAGTATAAATTTGTTCCATAGTAAATCCTTAAACTGTGATAATCTATTTATAAAATTATTGGCTATTCGGTACTTTGTAATATGATTTCCATTTTGGAATTTCGAAGTTTTCTATATTTTCCCAAATACTTTCAATCTTATACAAAGGAACTTCTTCAGAAAGCCAAATTTTTTGACTTTTCCACATACCGTTTGGCATTATACTTTTTTCGGTATAGATATCATAGATTTCATCTGGTGTCTTGCCTTCACTCATGAGCTTCTTAGCAAACTTGTGCATATGACACTTATAGCAGTTATGGCAAGAAATATTTTTTGTTGAATAAAGATTGTTATCGCAAGAACGATGAATAGTTAAAAGAGATTCTGGTAATTCAGCAAAAGCATGAGCTGGTGTATAGTTTGATTCAATTAAAGGTAGATATATTTCGCCCCTAGTTGCATTATTAGCAAAACAATCTACCACTGCTGAAGACGAAGAATCATTGCTATCAATGTACCAACCATCATTGTCACGACTGATACCAGCCATAAAACGATCAAATTGACCGTTATTGATGTTCTTTATGGTTTGAATAGCTCTTACAATAGGAGCATATGTATGTGTGATATTTTTGATAATCGAAAGATCATACATTTCTTTAACAAGAGTAAAGTCTCTTGATTCACGTTTTATAACTTCAGCAATTTGTTGACAATACATCCAACGAAGTGCAGCTGATTTACCAGTGGTAATTTGTAAGGAAGGAAACTCAGCAATTTGTTCGTTAGTGAAATTTTCGCCGCTATAGTAAATAGCAGTTACTTTATTATCTGTTGTTGTAAGTTCTTTCCATAGAACATAAATACTATCTAATCCACCAGAAAAATTCACAATAGTTTTCATGTAATATATCCCCTATTATTCTGTTGGCATTGGGACAATATCCCATTGTTGATTTTCTTCATTCCAAACACAATAGTTTCCTAATGGAACATCTAAGGGTTGAGCTATTGGTGCTTCCCATTGTCCAACAATAACACTATATTCCCAAGATGGATATGGTGCAGGTGGAATAAAAATATCTTGTTCAGAATCATATATGTATCCAATACCAGCATAACGATGTCTAAAATTAGAATTATAGCTAGTTTGAACCCAACGAGTATTTGCTCCAAGTAATGACTTACAGAAGTTAATACCTACTTGTTCATTTTCATTACCGTTTTCATCTAAACAATCGTTGTTATGAACAACAATTACTTGAAGTACAATATTGTTTTCATCTAATTGTGCAAAGTGTGCCATAACTTCCTCTTAGAATGTAATAGAACCCGATGTTGTCCATTTATACGTTCTCCAACCATTCGAAACTGTAACTGTTGGTGAACCAGTAGTTGATGCTGCAGCTGCATAATCCGAACGATATCTAACGTAAACAACACCAGATCCACCTGCTGAACCTGTTTGTGTACCTCCACATTTAGGAGCAGTATATCCACCACCACCACCATTTCCACTATTGGTACTACCAGGACTCGAAGCTCCTGCATTACCATTTCCACCTGATGCTAAAGTTCCTGGATTTACAGTATTTTGATCACGGTAAATTGCATTATTAGCACTACCAATAACCCCACCGCCACCGCCTACTTTACCTGCACCACCACCCTGACCACCAGCCACTGCTTGACCAGCATTACCTTGTGAAGGTGATGTTGATGGAGTATTACCAGCACCGCCAGGAGCACCACCAGAACCTCCAGAGCCACCGCCAGTAGTTGTACCTGTACTTCCTAAACCACCACCAGTTGATGTGATAGAACTAAAAACAGAATCACTACCTTTTGCTCCAACAGCCCCGCCGCCACCAACAGTTACTGTAAGTGATACACCAGAAGAAACGGCAAAACTATTTGCAGTACGATAACCACCAGCACCACCACCGCCGCCTATTCCAGATGGACTAGAACCACCACCTCCACCAGCAACAACAAGATAATCAACTGTTGCTGTTTTACCAATAACTGTATGTCCTAAAACTGCATTATAAGCCGTCATGCGTATAAACCTCCGCCTGAAGCAACAAATGTATCACTGCCAACACATAAAAGAGTTGCTATACCAAATTGTGCTAGATATAATGTTCCTGTTGTAGCAGTTCCTGCCAATCTAATTGTTACTCCGGATCCTGAAAGAATTGATATAGTAGAAGAACAATATATGTTTATTACATCGCCAATAGAAAATAATCCAGGATTGATTGTTATTGATTGACTAGGTAGAAATCTAAATCCTATATCATTAGATCCTGGTACACTTTCAGTACCGGCCTTTGAAGCTAAAGGATAATAAGCAGTAGATGTTTTATTTGGAATACTTCGAATATTACCAAATGCATCGTAGATATATCCACTGCCATCAAATGATACTGATGTTGGCATTAGGTAAGTCCTCCGCCAGCAATAATAAATGTACTCGGATCTGTTGTACAATGTATTGCACAAAAACCTCTTTGAGCTAATGTTCTATTTCCAGTAAATGTTGTTCCGACCATTCTCATGGTAACACCACTACCTTGTGTTATAGTTTGATCTGATGATGAATTGTTATAAACACAAATAATATCACCAGCAGAAAACACTGCCGATGGTACTGTAATTCCACCTGTTGTAATACTAATACATTTACCAATATCAGATACTATAAGTGTATAACCACTAGTTTTAGCTAAAATTGGAAGTGAACGAATATTTCCAATACTATCTGAAATTGCTGTATTACCACCAAGTGTTGTTGTCATTATGATACTCCTTGTCCCATAACAACAAACTCATTAGAAGCCACGCAAAAAACAGAACATAAACCATATTGGGCTAATGTTCTATTGCCTGTTGTAGCTGTACCAACAAGTCTTAGTGTTACATTTGTACCTTGTGTAATTGTTTGGCTTGAACCAGAGTTATTATATATTTGTAAAATATCCCCGGCTGAAAAAATATTTTGGTTAATTGTTATACCGCCAGTCGTAATAGAAATATGATAACCAGCATCAGTTGCATTAGGAACATAAGCAGCAGTTTTAGCTCTTTGTGGAATAGCTCTTAGCTTTCCAGCATTATCACTAATAACTCCGTATTGATTAATAGTAAATGCCACTGTAATTCTCCTTAAGCCGTTACGAATACAGTCCAAACTGAGTTGTTTGGAACAGTAACAACTACACCATTGTTGATCGTAAGAGGACCTTGTGACAATGCATTTTTGTTAGTTGAAATTGTATAGTTTGTTGTAATAGTTGCATCGTTTTCATAAAACACTTGATCCGAACCGCCACCTTTAGCACCACCAGCTGCAGGAGCAGCACCCCAGAATACAGTTGTTCCGTTTGTTTTTAAGATATAATTTGCTGTACCAAGAGAGTTGTTAGCAATCAATCCTGCAACTGTTGTATTGCCTGATACTGCCAAATTGGTTGAGATTGTTGCACGACCAGTATGTGCAAGCAAACCAGTCGTTGATGTTGTTTTACCAGTTCCGCCTAAAGTTGTATTACCCTGTACGGTAAAGTTAGCAGTTACAAGCTGACGACCTTTAACAGTGGTTAAACCACTTATTGTTGTTCTATCAGCTGTATTTGAGTTACCTAGTACAGTATTTCCATTAACTGTAAAGTTTTGATTTACAGCAAGTGTTTGTGTGAAATAAGAATGACCGTTTGAGTAAATAAAGAAACGATTTTGTGTTGCAGTAGAGCCGCCTGGAGAAGTTGCAAATCTAAGTTCAACAGGAATATACTGACCAGTTGTAATTGCTCCTGTAGGAATTATACCTAAAATTCTTGCTCCTTCAGTAAATGCTGAATTGTTTGCACCTGTAAAAGAAATAAGACCAAGCGTTTCGCCTGGAGCAACAGCACCATAACTGTTTATCGCTGTATTTGAAACAGCAAAAGCGTGAATTGGTGTAACACCGTTCCAACCATATTGCCCCCATGACGCAAGAGCAGAACTTATAGCATGCGTTTGAAATCCAGGAGTATATTGATTTGTGGCACTGTAAAAACTATATGCGTTTGAAGTACCTTTAACAAATATACCGTCCGCTTTAATAACAAGCGGTGTTGTATCTGTAGTGGTAGAATCTTCAATACGAAGAACATCACCAGTACCACGTTGTGTAATACGAATAAGTGGGTTGGTTGTAGATCCATCAAATACTGCGTTTGCTGTTGTAATGGTTGCCCAACCACCAAGAGTTGTATTACCAGAAACTGTCAGCGCCGAAGTAACAGTCGCTTTGTTTGTAGAGGTATTACCAGTAACAGAAAGATTGGTTCCTACTGTTGCTCTACCTTGAAGAGTTGTTAAACCCTTAGATGTAAAAGATACGTTAGCTGTAAGAGTATTGGCGTAAAGTGATGACTCGTCAATGGCAAAAGCATTCAGTCTTTTGAGAGACTGATTGAAGCGTGTACGCCACGTAGAGAATAAGTCTGTACCTGCAACGTTAGCGAATACTGCCATTTCTGAGACCTATTATTAGAGTTTTCTTAGGGCTATTTATAAAACCTATAGACTATTAGAAGAAAGTCATCATTCCAACATAAACAGGAAACGATGAAAAAATCCAGCCGGTATTGTTTCCGTTGTCAACATTACCGTTTGTAAGATATGATTCCCATCTAGCACCGCCTGTTGCATTTGAGTCTTTGATACTAAGATAAGAAACGCTAACAGTGCCACTAGCTTTTGATAGTGTATGCTGAACACCCGATGTTGTGCTGTTGATTGTTATCAGGTTTCCAGCAGTTCCTAATAGACTGAATCCATTAGTGAACGTTTGTGTTTTTGAGCTTTCAAACAATATTGTAGCTGGCTGAACGCTGTTAGATATGTCGTAAAACGTATTATCGCTGTTTATCGTTAAGTTACCTAAACCGCCTTGATTGATCTTTGGATAAGAACCACCATTTCCAGTAAATGTCTTGGCTGACGCTGAAGTGAGATTAATCAAACCAAGATTTGCACCTGTTGTTGTCAGGCTACCTGTTCCAACTGAAGCATCCCAAACCGTTCCTGAGCCAGATAGAACAATTTTACCATTGGTTGAAAAACTTAAAACTCTTACATTATTATTAATAGACGATACCGAACCAGGAATTGTAAACGTATATGTATTTACGTCAAGAGTACCTTCAGTAAATGTAAATACTGTACTTGATCCCATAGTCAGAGCATCAAGAAGTTGTAATGTACCAGCACCATTCTTGGTGATATTGTTTAATGTTTTGGCTGCTGATGTTAAAGTTTGTGTTCCTGATGTTTTATCAAAATCAAGAGCACCAGTAATGCTACCACCAGCTTGCATAACAAGATCACCATAAACATTCAATGTAGTCGTGGTCACAACAGCCGAGTTGATTTTTAAGTTACCTACGTTGTTGCTATCACTAAATGTTGCAGTACTACTAGATTTGTTGATGTAAAAACTAATGGGATTATTAGCTTCACTGACTGTACCTGGAGTAATAGTTTGTACAGCTGCTCCTTGAATTTCAACGAGAACATTGCCATCTGACGATAAGCCACTTGATGTTGCAGCATTAAACAATACACCACCAGCTGTCGAATATGATACAAGAATTTTACCAAGTGAACCTGATGTATTACCACCAGTGTTTTCAATTCTTCTCGTATTTGAGTTGTTAGTATTATAAGGTTGAGCTAATGTAAGTGTTTTTGAGTTTAAATCAATTGTGCCTTGAGTATGTGTAAACGTGCCAGAAGTAGTCCAAGCATCAAGCATTTGTAATGCACCAGCGCCAGTTTTAACTATAGGACCAGCAAACGTTTCGCCTGATGTTGTAAGCGTTTGAGTACCGCTAGTTTTACCAAATGTTAATGTTCCTGCGGAAGTACTGAATACTGGGTTTGATCCAGTGCTAAAATTGCCATAAACGGTCATACCGCCTGCACCAAGCGCAAAGTTTGCGTTGGTATTATTTAAGATCGTAATATTATTAACATAACCTGTACAAGTTTGTGTTGATGACGAAGAAGGCGTCATATCAATCGTAAAGTTAGGCACTGTTGCTTCGGATAATGTTCCAAAGTTAAATGTACCAGATCTTGCAGTTGCACCAACCAAAGTAGCAACAAAAGTAAGTCCTGCTGTAACAGTCAAGTTTGTTGTTGTTGACATTTCTACGCCAGTACCTGTACCAGATCCAGTCAAATATATTTTTCCAGATCCGTCGTGTGTAAGAGTTCTAGCCGTAGATCCTGATGAGTTAAACGTTCCCCAGATATACAAGTCATACGACTGCATATCAAAAGTACCTTGAGTTAAAGTAAATGTTCTTGTTAGCGTTGTTCCCATAGTTAGATCGCTAGTCAATCTCAAAGTGCTTGTACCTGTTTTTGTAACAGGTCTATTGCAATTGACATTAGGACCAGTATAGAAATCCATAATGCCATCGCCATCTGCACCTTGAGCATTGGTACCAGCAAATGTTATAGCGTTTGATGACGCAACAATTCCACCGAATAGTCCTATTTTCAAATCACCATAAACTGTTATGGCGTTAGTATTCAACGAACTATCACAGCCACTCATATCTAACGTTCGAAAAACACACCCTATACTTGGTGTTACAAGACTTCCTCCTACGCTTGGACCAGTAATATAAAAGTTCATAGATTGAGCATAAGTCGCACTAGAAGAAACCGATATTGATTTTGCAACACCTGATCCATCATCTCGTGACATCAAAATATAACTTGTACCAGTATAAGAAAAATTGGTAACGTCGGTCATAGAGAACGTTCCACCAATCAACTCAACTTTACCTGTTGTGCCAAACGCAAGAACACGAGCTGTTGCACTCGATGACGTGAAGTTAGTACATCTTAATTTTTTGTTGTTAGTACCAAGATCTAACGTGCCTAAATTGAACGTAAAGTTACCAGTTTCTAAATCCATATCGTCAGCAAGTACCAAAGATGAGTTTGTACCAGTAGCCGTATAGATTATGTTTCTATTAAGTTTTTTACCATTGGTCGTAACTGTTTGATTTACAACCAATGCATTGGTAAACGTAATGTTTGTTGAGCCTGTAGCACAAGTCATGCCTGTGCTGAGCGTTAGATCTCCGCTGTGTACATAAGAAGTAGCATTCCACGTTCCACTAAATCCAGTAAAATCTAATGTTCTTATATAAGAAGTTGTAACAGCATATACTTCTACGTTATCGCTACCTGCTGTTACATAAAAGTTTAGTGATAAACTAGTGGCGCCAACGTTATGTCTAATAGAACGAGTTCCAGCAGAAACGCCTTGTAGCTCAATTCTAGAAAGTTGTGGTGATGTAAAGGTGAGATTGGTACCACTCGTAACTGACCAAGGGGTAGTTCCTGTACCATTAATAACAATTTTTGAATCTGTAGTGTTCCATGCAATATTTCTTGAACCAGAACCTCCAGAAGAGAAAGCACCAATAGTTAGTGTTTTACCGTTTAGATTGATGTTACCTAAAGTGAGCGTTATTGTTCCTGTGATCGTAGAATTATCTTGAAATGTAAAACCGTCTGCAGTAGCACTGTTAATCGTCATATTGCCAGTAAGCGTGCCACCATTTGAAGTAAAAGTTCTTTGTGCTGTTAGATTGTTTGTGAACAAAGTGATACCAGTAACATCAACAGTTTTTGTTGCTGATAAAGTTACGTTACCTACGTTTGTTAACGTGAATGCGCCTGTAAATGAAACGTTTTGGTCAATGCCTGCAAAAGTAATACCACCGCAAGATGCACCTGCAGCAAGCGTTACTGTAATTGCGCTACCAGCGTCAGAGTTAGCATCAAAGATTGCCAAGTCAGCAGTCGTAGGAACTGATGCGCCAGAAGTACCACCTGACGTTGTGGACCACTTTGTAGTAGATCCCCATGTTCCTGAACCACCAACCCAATATCTATTAGCCATTGTTAACCTTCGATAGTAGGTTCTGTGTTTGCTGTAACTTGATCATCTACTGAAATTACTTCTTCAACAACAGGTGGCGGACCATAAACAATAAAGTTGTACCAGTTATCAAATCGTTGATCCATCATGGCAACAATTTGTTCTTCAGTCATTGCTTGATAATCATCGGGATCTAATACTATAGCATCACTAAATGTTTGTCTTTCGCGTTTTCTAGTATAGGGAATTGAGATTCGACCATCTTCGAGCGTTTCAACTGTTAAAGTCATCGTTACTCCTTAATAACCAAAGTTCTTAGCAAGAAGATCCCATTTAGAAGAATCTGAGTTGTACACAAAAGCCAAATAATCAGTTTTAGAACTACCAGAAGAAGTTGATGGTAGCGGTAGATCTGTTGATCCTCTAAAGATCGCATTCCATACAAACGACATTTGATTAGTAGTATTCAATCTAAACAGTATCTTTTGTGCGTCTGTTGGCGATCCGCTCGGAGCATTGATAGCAAATCCGCCAGCAGCTCCTGTATAAGTCAATTTAGCTATATCAGTGTTTGCTGAGTTTAACGTTATCGAGTTTGCGGCTGCGTAACTGACGATTCTATCTTTAAGAGCATATGTTGCAGCAGCATTGGCAACTTGAAGTCTATCACTGATGAGCGTACGAAGCGCTGTATTGGTGCCTGTTAGATTAGTGTTAACTAAACTGATACGAGCATTAGTATTGGCTAACGCCGCACGTTCTGTTGAAATAGTTTGATAAGTTGCAGCTGCATTGGCTACTTGAAGGCGATCGTTAATTAGTAAACGAAGGGCTGTATTAGTTGAAGTTAGAGCAGCCCATGTTGCTCCACCTGAACCTGTAGAAACGAACGTG